CGTTTAGTTTTGGAATAAATTCGTTTTCTACTACTGCAATATATGTATGAAAAAAGAATTTTTCATCATTTGACGTATATAATTCTAAAGGGATTACTTTTTTAATTGCTGGAGTTTTTCCAATTTCTTCATCTATTTCTCGCAATAATGAATTCCAAGGTGTCTCTCCTTTTTCAGCCATACCGCCAACCAATCCCCATTGGCCTGCTGTTTTGTGCTTTGTTCTTTGTAAGTATAAAAATCGTTGGGTATCTAATGCAAAGAATAATGCACCTGAACAAATTATATCTTCTTTTATAGTACTAGTCGCCATTTTTCTGCTTCGTATTCACCTTCAAAACTTTTGGTCCATTGACCATTATCGTATTTGTATTGAACTCCTGTATATGTATTAGTTATATAAACAGGCGATGGTGACTGAGCAGAATCGGATCCGCTATCGTGTCCGGAAGCATCAAAAATAATATTCCATTTAGTACCGTCCCAAGAAATAATATCGTTAACACTAGCACTAAACAAACTACCGTCGGCATTTTGCCAAGCGTTCATATTAGCATCACTACTATCATTTTTGAGGGTTGGATGAATATCATTTAAAATTAAATATTTTTTGCCAGCCACTAAATTATCTGTGGTTGGATTAAATTTTAATGGATCAATAATAGCATCAACTGATGATGATGTATTTCCGGGCAATGTATCAGGATCTATGTTTAATACCATTTGTGTTTCGTCTGTTGGATTTAGACTACACGTAGCAACAATTTCGTTACCGTCCGACTTCATTAATCTTATTGTTGTTATTCCTGATCTAAATTTACCTGGGTACAAGTCTAATAACTTAAACCAACTAATTGGAGTACCTGTTCTAATAAATTCTTCCCCTTTGGTACCTTGGTTTTCTATAAGTCCTTCACTACCTGCAAGTAATTTTGCTGTGTTGTTTAAAACTAATAGATCATAATTTCCAGGCGAAACTGTGACAGTGCCTAGATTTTTTTCTTCGTTAATTATTCCATCTGCGATGCTTCCTGTTTCATCAAAAACACTCATAATTATTTTTTCAATTACTCCTAATTTTTTAACTTTCGCAGGAGGAGTAATCCATATAGGCATTGTGAATGTCAATTCGCCCACATCTATTTCTGTATCAATACCTTGTGGAATAGAACGTGTTGAAAATGTTGTTCCTGTTAATTCAATTAGACTTAAACTAGTCCAATCAACATAATTGTTTGTTGTTTGAATTTCTAAACTTGGGTTAAACAATACTAATATCTGTTCCATAATTTGTAATTTTTGATCTGTATTAGTTGACCAGATATCTGTTTTCATTTGCAAATTAAATGGTACAGGCATAACTCTTTCTACGGTATAACCAGGACCTTGTTGGTCAGTATATGTCTGTGTATTAGTATCAAATTCTCTTTCTCTTAAATGAACCTTGCTTACGTGTGACGGACTTTGCACTCTGTCTCTAGCATAATCAAGTCCTGTGATATATGCGGCAATTCGCGGTGCACTTATAACTTTGTTTTCAGAGTTATCTCTAATAATCATAGCAACTTGTCTTGTTAAGTTACCATAACTTACAGGTACTTTTCGAAGCGTACCCGCTCCATCCTTGTAACTAAAGTTACTCATAGCACGAATAAACTGTGTTACAAATCTTCTAATCTGTCCATCATAAAAATGTTGCATTAATTGTCCGCCTTAGGTTTAAGTGCTTCTGATAAACTCTGTCTTTCTTCAACTGTTTTTCCGCCAATTTGATTTGTGTTTGTATTGTTAACAAATCCAGCAACATATGAAGGTGCATTTTCAGTAAGTTCTACTCTTACACCGTCCTCAATTTTAACCCAACGTGTACCATCGTATCTAAATAATCGATTAGGCAAGTAATCAGTTCTTAAATGATATGATCCTTCACTTACTCCACTTGGGAAACTAGCACCAAATGTATACGGTGCACCATTAGGTGGTATCGTGCCGCGTCCACCATATGCGATATAGTAATCACCACTTGGTGTTTGTAGCGTACCGTTTGGTTTTAAATTAACAGCACCTTCGCTATCTGTAGGCACAACAAAAAATTGATTTGTATCGTATCCTGATTTAGGTGCATCTTCTTCTGCTTGATCAATTATTGCTTGATTAATTTGCATTTCTTTTTCATATGTAGAAAGCACGTCTCTAATTGTTGACCCAGTTCCTTCACCGCTATCTTTATCAAAAATTTCTTTAAATTCTTGGCTATCTAATATTGGTTTACATTTTGCTCTAAGCAAATGCGGATACCAAGTTTGACTAAATCCTTCAGCACTTCTGGTTACATCTTCTACTACATAAAATCGTTTTAATGCTACTTGAAAATCATTAAGTGCATTTTCGTCTTTAAGATGTGGTAGTTCTAATACGTCACCACTCATTAACTTTCTTCCTAATAGTTCAACTGAATGGTTTAAAGGAAATGTTATAAACACTGTATCGTTTTGTAAGAACATTCCAAATTGTGAAAGATCAAAATCAATATCTTGCACATTATAGATGCCTCTAACAGTATAAACATCCTCAGAGTATCTTCTATCTCTATTTTCTAAGAATAATAAATCTTGTATTTTTGTTTCAGGAATATCATTTTGACCAGCAGGCTGTGTAGGCGTAGAGTTTGCTTGGCCTGGATCAACAGGTCCAAGATATTTGTGTACAAATACATCAGTTCCACCTACTTGAAACGTCTCTGTAATGTTACGATCTAAAAAGCGGTAATCCGCTGATTTTTCTGGTTTATATAATGATAGTCTCGGCATAACAAATGTATTTATTGAATGAGCAATCATATAAATACTTGTATGAACGACTTAGAATCTACTAAACAAAAGGTGTTTAACTATGTACGTGCTATGCTTGGCGATGGCATGATTGACGTTGAATTAGACCCTAATCATTACGAAGTAGCACTAGAAAAAGCACTGGGTAAATTAAAACAGCGAAGTGAAAATGCTGTTGAAGAATCTTATGCGACACTAGAGTTACAAGAAGACACAAACGACTATATTCTTCCAAACGAAGTTATGGAAGTAAGAGAAGTTTTTCGTCGAAGCATTGGTTCACGAACAGGTGGTGGAGATGGCGGAACAATATTTGAACCATTTAATCTTGCCTATACCAACACATACTTGTTAAGTTCCACACAAATGGGCGGACTTGCAACCTACTATGCTTTTGCAGGTTATCAAGAACTTGTAGGAAAAATGTTTGGTAGTTTTATTAACTTTAAATTTGAACCCGTTAGTAAAAAATTAACAATTATGCAAAGACCTCGAGGTACTGAACAAGTGTTATTACAATTATATAACATTAGACCCGATGTTGCTTTGTTATCAGATCCTTATGCTGGACAATGGCTAAAAGATTATACTTTAGCAGTATGCAAATATATGCTTGGTGAAGCACGTGGCAAATTTGCTACTATTGCCGGTCCACAAGGTGGAACTTCATTAAATGGCGATGCACTCAAAGCCGATGCAACAGCAGAAATGGAAAAATTAGAGCAAGAAATAAACAATTATATTGATGGTTCTAAGCCACTATCGTTTATAATTGGCTAAAAATTGCTTGACAAAATCATTCTAACAGCATATAATTAAACTTTACATGGGATATATAAATTTACTATGATTATTGGATTCGTAGGACTTATTGGTTCTGGAAAAGATACCTGTGCTGACATCCTTGTTAGCGAAGGCGGGTATAAACGTGTTAGTTTTGCTACCACCCTCAAAGATGCTGTTGCGGCTGTATTTGGTTGGGACAGAGAAATGCTTGAAGGCAATTCAGAAGAGTCACGTGTTTGGCGTGAACAGGTCGACGAATGGTGGGCAGAAAAACTAGGTATGCCTAAACTCACTCCTCGATGGGTATTACAGTATTGGGGTACAGATGTTCTGCGTAAAGGATTTCATGACGATATCTGGATTGCTAGTTTAGAAAATAGACTATTACAAATGAAACAGGATGCTGTTATTAGTGATGTGCGTTTTCCTAATGAAGTTAAGATGATTAAACGATTAAGAGGTAAAGTTTATCGTATTAAACGTGGACCTGAGCCTAAATGGTGGGAAGATGCTATCAAACAAAACGAACATAATAAAGAAGCACTGGTTACTAAGAATATGATACTTACTGATAAGATGAAAGAACATTGGCCCGATGTGCATCAAAGCGAATATGCATGGGTGGGTGAAAAAGTAGACGACACTATTGAAAATGATGGCACACTTGACGAGTTACATCAAGCAGTTAGAAATCAGGTGTTAGGTCTCCCTGTTTCCAAGTAACTCCTTCTTTTTGTAGTATTCTTTGACAGTTAGCACATATAGTTTTTAAATTAGAATACCTAGTATTGTTTAGTTTTCCGTCAATATGAAATACGTTAAACTGTTCCGAGTGTTTGCTCTCAAACCCACATTTTTCACACTTGTTTTGCATACGATACCCTGATTGGTACCACGAAGGTGTACTGGGTTTTCTACCTGTTGCACATTGCTCGCACTTGCTTCTATAATAGGCCTTCTTACCTTTGTAATAGTTTATAGCAACAGGTCTTTTCTTACACAGTTTGCATAACGATCTAGTCATAACTGTATTTACCCGCCCTTTTCGACCCCTTTTTCAATGTGAATTGTTGCTGTTTTTTTGGAGAACAGTATAAATATGTTTAAGTAATAAAATGACTTACTTAATAAAAAGGAGTAACTAAAAATGGCACTATCATCACCAGGAGTAGAAGTCAACGTAATTGACGAAAGTTTTTACACGCCTGCCGCGGGTGCAACCGTTCCACTAATTATGGTGGCAACTGCTGAATCTAAACCAAACGGTTCAGGCACAGGAACAGCCGCAGGTACATTAAAATCAAATGCAGGAAAGGTGTACTTAATTACATCTCAAAGAGAATTAACAGATACATTTGGTAATCCAACATTTTACACAGATGCATCAAACAATCCGCTACACGGTAGCGAACTTAACGAATACGGTCTACAAGCGGCTTACTCATATTTGGGTGTGGCTAACAGAGCATACGTTGTAAGAGCAGATGTTGACCTAGGAGAACTTTCAGGTTCTGCTAGTTCACCAGCCGGTCCAGCGGTAGACGGAACATATTGGTTTGATACAGACGATTCAAACTATGGTATTTTTGTATGGGACAAATCAGCACAGAAGTTTACAAATGTTACTCCGACAATTATTTCTTCTGCAAGTGATTTAGTAGGCTGGAGTGGTGCCACATACACAGGTGTTAAATCAAGCGTAGGTGCAGTTGGTGACTATGCTATTGTAACATGGAATACAGAAAATAAAGTTTGGTATAAAAATTCAAGCAACAACTGGGTACAAGTAGGTTCTGAAGATGAAAGTTATTTTAATAACGCAGGCTTTGATTCTGCTACAACTTGGTCTGCTACAACTTGGGCATCAAGTCATGCAACAGTTATTGGATCTAAATCACCAGGCTCTTTAGCAAACGGTGGTGCGATTATTATCAATGGCCAAACTGTAACAAACAGTGGGGCAACAGTTGAAACACTAGCACAATCAATTAACACTAAATCAAGACAATTGAATATGGGTGTTGGTGCTAAAGTTACAACAGCAGGTAGATTAGAACTTTACAGCGATGGAACTTCAAAAGCAGACGGTTCATCAATGGATGGCGGAATTCTAGTTCAAATTCCAAGAGATGGAAGCGGAAATGCTACAAGCACATACGTAGGTCCTAGTGTTGCTGACACAGGTGACTTAGGTATTGTTGAAGGTTACTATGCAGGTCCGGCTTTACAAATTAGTGCTCACACAAAAATTCCTCAATGGAAATCAGGTGACACAGTTGACATAGGTGCTACAACTTATGATGCAATTAGACCAAATGGTTCTGTATGGATTAAATCAACAGATCCTAATTTAGGTGCTAGTTGGAAATTAAAACTTTACAGCAGTGCAACAGGTTTATGGACAACTGTTAATGCTCCAATTTACAACAGTGCGGCAGAAGCCATCAAGGCAATGGATGCTACTGGTGGAACAAAAATTTCCACAGGTATGTTGTTTATTAAAGCAAACACTACTGGATCAACTGATCCGTTAGCACAGTTTAAAATTTACAGACGTGTAACTCCTTCTCCTACAACTGCAACTGGCGGTGTTAATAATCCGGCATTTACAGCAGGAACAAAAGAGTTTACAATTAGCGAAACTATTGCCGGCAATGCTACACCAAGAACAGCACAAACAGTAACATTTACTGGAACAACTGCTGAAGATATGGTAGCGGCAATCAGTGCTGAAGGTTTAACAAACGTATTAGCAGAAGTAACGGCAACAGGTGCTGTTAAAATTTCACACAAATTAGGTGGCGAAATTATTTTAACAGAAGTTACAGGAAATCCTTTAACTACTGCTGGCTTTGTTACTACTAAACCTGATAATGTTTACAGTGCTCCAGCAGACAGCGGTGCAACTATTGTTATTTCTAACTGGAAACCATTAGTTTACACAGCATCAGCAGGTGCTCCTAGTTCAACACCAGAAGATGGTACATTATGGTATTCAACTACACTTGACGAAGTTGATATCATGGTACACGACGGTGTGACTTGGAGAGGTTATCACAACGTAAACGCAGGAACTGAAATTATTGTTTCAGCAACACAACCAACTGTACAAACAGATGGAACTGCTTTAGTAAATGGCGACATTTGGGTTGATTCATCTGCTTCAGAAGTATATGGTCAAAACATTTACAAATGGGACGGCAACAATTTAGAATGGGTTGCTGTTGATGTAAGTGATCAAACTACAGAAGATGGTATTTTGTTTGCTGATGCACGTTATGGTTACACAGGTGCTACAGGTGATACTGCGGCAGATATTAGTGAATACCTAACAAGCGATTATTTAGATCCAGACGCTCCAGATCCAGACTTATATCCAAGAGGTATGTTGTTATGGAATACTAGACGTTCTGGTTATAACGTTAAGAAATTTGTTAAAGGTCATATCGACCTTAACGATAATAACGGACGTAACATTCGCTTCCAAGGTTCAGGAACTTCTTACAATGGCGGAACTGACGAATCAATGGCTTCTTACAAAGTTGACCGTTGGGTTGGTTGGAACACAACAGCAGAAGATGGTTCAGGATTATTTGGTAGACACGCACAACGTAAAACAGTTGTTGCGGCAATGAAATCAGAAATTGATACTAACCAAGACTTACGTGATGAAGAAACAAGAACATTCACATTGTTAAGTGCACCTGGTTATACTGAAGCAACAAGTAACCTTGTTAACCTAAACGTTGACAGAGGAATTACAGGCTTTGTTGTTGCAGACACTCCATTTAGATTAGGTAGCACAGCAACTGAACTATTGAACTACGGTAACAATGGATCAAATGCTTTAGCAGATGGTGAAAAAGGTTTCTTAACTTACGATGAGTATATGGCAACTTTTTATCCGTCAGGATTTACAACAGACGTAAATGGTAACAACATTGTTGTTCCACCAAGTTACATGATGTTAAGAACTATTGCATTAAGTGATGCAGTTTATTATCCATGGTTTGCACCAGCAGGTACAAGACGTGGTGGTATTACT